CCGCGACCAATGCCGACGGTCGTCCAGGTGGGCCGCACCAAAGTTCTGCCCGAACGAGACGCCCCACTTGAAGTGCTGCTGCTGATCGTCGGTCGTCATCCCATCCCCAAGGCGGCTACTTGTGCCCGCATCACGTTCTCACCATCACACCATCGCTGAATGCGTCGGACGGTGCGACGCACCCGCTTCTCCAGCGTGTCGCCGAAGAGGCGTGCCAAATGTCCCGGCGGACTCACGAAGGCTCGCTGCGCCGTACCGATAGCCTCAGGCTCCGGCTCTCGCTTGAGCGATGGGAGTAGCCGCGCCTGAACGACCACGCACGTTCCCCTCGGCGTCACGGTCGGTAGCCACTTGCGTACCGTCGCACCCTCTCGCGCCCCGTCTTGCTCATTCATCTCGTCTACTCCCCTACAGCAGGTCTGCCGCCGTCCAGTGCTTTGCCGTCTCTTCTGCCGGGCTCGCTTCCTCGGCGGGTTCCTCGCCCTCTTCCCTGGCCGGTCCAGCCGGCATGGTAGGTGTCTCTTCCATCGCTTCCTCGTCCTCTTCGGGCAGGTCGCCAATGCCACGAACGTATTCCTGGAGCTTCGGCCCAGGCTGCACAACCCCGAATTGCACCAGCTTCGACAATGGCTCCGCCAGCTCGACCAGCGTCGGCACCTGCATATCGCTCGGCACCAGCCTCGGCAACTTGGTCAGTCTGAAGGAACCTGCATTCATGCCGAATAGCCGCGGGATCTCCTGTCGGTTCAGCGTCTCTGCGACCATCCGTTGCAGGAACGCCTCTTCCGCCAGCAGGAAGAACTCCTTGTCCGATTGGCTCTTCGAATAGCTGCCCTGCGGTGCCTGACCTAGTTCGAGGAACTGCGCCAGCACGGAACCGAGAATCCGCCAGGAGCAGAGCCGGATGTAGTTCTCGATATCGCCAATGTTGATCGGCGCCTTCGCGATCTGAAAGTCGATGCCAAAAGGCAGAAACGCCCCCATTTGCTCGTCGAGCCGGAAGGCCGTCAGCCCATTCTCGACATAGGCCCGCAGGGCAACCATATCCGGGTCGCTCGGGTCGAAGATGGGAAGGTCTGCCGTGTTGACCTTGGCGATGGGCACCCCGCCCATGCGCTCAATCAGAATCCCGATCCAGGTGTCGGCGTGCCTGAGCCCATACCACGGCTCGTAGGCGGCCCGCAGCATACTCTCCCCGTTCGGGTCACCCATCTTCCCCTCGTTCACGAAGTGGACACAGCGGTAGAGCGGCACCTCCACGAGGCCCGTCTCGGTCATCTGCCGCAGGTGCGTCAGTCGTCCAGCCTCATCCCAGACCCAACCCTCCCAGGTCTCCTGCCCCCGGGGCGAGAATGACTCCCAACCCCACAGGCCGTCGTCATAGTCGCTCTGCAGGTAGATCTCTTTGGGCCGCTGGCCCCGGCGTCGCTTATAAAGCGGTTGGAATACGCTCGCCCCGTAGACCGTGGTGCCGGTGACAGTCTCGTCCATGAACTCGAACCAGGTGTGGCTCATATCGTCGATGCACTGTAGAACGAACTCCTGGGCGGCCTCCGCGTCCGGCCCCTCGGCCCCCTCGACGTTCCATGAGGCGGCCAGCATGGGGAGCTTGATGGCCCGGACAGCGCGGCGCACCACGTCGTTGCTGTACATCTCCCGAAACTTGGCGCGGCCCTGCCGGCCCTGAAGTTCTCTGAGATACTCCTCGCGGATGTACGGCCCTGCCCGCTTGAGGCCGGTGGTGCCGATCTGCGTCACCGCCTCGGAATACGTGAGCGGCTGCTTCAGCATCCCCGTCGCCGCCTTCTTCACCTGGTCTTTCGTCCTGGTCGCCATTCAGCAATCTCCTGCTGGGGTCGCCCGTTGTCAAAACGAACGACCCCGTCGCTCCTTACACACATGGTGCACGAGCTATACGCCTTTCCTGCACTCGTCAGGGTGCCACCGCCATCAACTGCGGTTGCTGTAGCCAATGCGCCAATCGCGCCTCCGCGATCAGACCTTGCTTAATGTTCACGCTGCCTCATATTCCGGAATGAAGTACCAATCATCGGGTGCCTCAAACCGCAGGAATGCCAGTAACTGTTCCTCGGTGATGTAGCGCCCGTCCAGCCGGATTCTGCCGTCAGTGGGGTCCGTGTGTTCAAACTGAAGGACGTGGTATCCCCTCCACCGGATAGACCGTAGCTGTCCGCGCTTGTTTCGCACGGGCTGGCCGTCGCCATAAGCAATCATCTGACTCAGTACGCTATGAGTATCGGCCTGCGCGAAAGACACCATCCCGCCATACATCTTCTCCTCTATCAACATAAGGTCGTCTGTCCCATACCAATGCCAAACGTAGTCAAGGTTCTGCACGCTCAATTGGTGGCGGTGCGGCGGATCAGTCGTGAGTTTCGGATGGTGTCGAACCCACTTCCCGAATGGCGTATCCTCCCCGAACTTTCGCTCTCGGCTCATTTGGCTAGCCTTGCACGTGCCCGGGCCGCGGTATCGCCATCGACTTCTATGCCAAGATAACGCCGACCGAGACGCTTCGCCGCCACCAGGGCCGTACCGGAGCCGCACATCGGGTCAAGCACCAGCCCTTCGGGTGGCGATAGTCGCTCTATGAAGTCAGCCGCCTCCCCCTCCGCTTGCTGCCAGTCGTGATCATCCTTTTCTCTGCCGCCCGAGAAGACATCAGTGAACGGCTCCCACCATTGCTCCAGTGGTTCGCGATAGAACGCGATAACCGGCTTCCAGCCAACGCGAAGATTGAACTTGCGGAATCGTTGTTCCCCACCCGTGTGCCGGATACAGAAAGTCCACATGTAAGTCAGGTGTTTGGCCAGATCGTGGTAAACCCGCGGTAGGTAGAACTGACCGCTGTACACCAGGCAGATGCCGCCAGGTTTGAGAACGCGTGCGGCAAACTGTGAGAGGTCTGCAAGTAGCAGCACCCCGTCAGCATCGTAGGGCGGGTCGGTCAGAATCAGATCAACGGTAGCATCCGCTATCGGTTTGCCTGCTTCGCGGAAGTCGCCGACCAGCAGATGTTCATCGCGCTTGGGAGCGGCCTTCGCTTCCGCCGCGCGTTTGGCTTCCTTCTGTTTCTGCTTGACGGCCTTGTGAGCCTGACTCACCTTGCCGGTCGCATCCATCTTCGCGGCTATTTCACCGAATGTCTTCGGGTCCGCCTCTGCCGCCGACACGACCTCCTCGGCCTTCTTTAGGGTGAGAAAGCTAGTCCCCGCACGTTTAGCAGTCTTATCGCGAGACTTACCTTTCGGCGGTGTAACTTTTACACCACCGGATTTCCTGCCCACCTTCCCTTCGCCCGGCTTCGCCTGCGTCGCCTGCTTACGCTCATCCGCCTCCTGGCGATCCTGCTCCGCGTAGAATCTACCGACAGCGACCTGCTCCGATGGACGCAGTTCGAGCCGCTTGTCATTCTCGTCGGCCTCTGCCAAGCGGCAGAGAGGATCGTCATTCTTCAGCACGCTCGCGGTGATCTTTGTCCACCCTAGTCGGCGACACGCCTCTAGGCGCCGCGCTCCCGCAACGAGAGTCCCATTGTCCGCAACGACGATGGGATGGAGTAGACCCACAGCTTGAATGCTGGCCATGAGGGAATCGAGTTCGCCTAGCTCGCGCCGAAACCGTTTGCCGACTTTGACTGCGCTTATTGCCTGCTGCTTTGTCTTCACGCGTTCACCTAGTCATCCCCGTGCAGTCGGCCTGCACAATCACCGCCGGCCACCCCCGATGAACCCACGATATAGCTGCCCCCCGAACGGCTCCTTCCTGAGCCCGCGCCCCGGCTCGGCGCCAGGAATCGAGCCCCTTGGCCGCGCCCCGGTCCGCTTCAGTTGTGAGAAGGCCAGCGCGCACGCCATTACCGTATCGTCATGCTCCCCCTCGGGCGCACCGTAGCGCTCATTGCCGGCCGGCGTCTTCGTGATCTCATACGCCTCCAGCTCCTCCAGCAGCACGGGCTCATTCAGGACCGTAACCTGCGCCTTCTGAATCCCCATGGCGAGCCGCTGAATCATCTGCTCCTTGCTCTGCGCGGTAGTCGCCACGCCCTCCACCTGGCATTGGATGCCGGTGTCGTAGAGGTCGCTCTTGAGAATATCCATGAACGCCTCGCCGGGCCCGTTAGACTCCACCGCGACGGTCTTGACGTTGTGCTTGCCGAGGAAGTGGCAGAGGCGCACCGACTGCTGAGGGTACGGAATGCCGTGCATCCGCTCAAAGCCCACCATGCGCCTCGCCCCGTCGAAGGCGACAAAGACCGTGAAATCAACCACCTTGGCGAGGTCCACGCCCGCCACTACCGGGCGCGTAGGCTCTGCTGGCACCGCGGCAATGCGGGACCGCACGTCGCGAAAGACCGCCCCGCCCGTCTCCACGAACTCCGCCCCGTACTCCTGGCGGAACCAGCTATCCGGGTAGTCCTCTCGCTCGTCAGCGATCCGCTCGTCGGATGGCATAATGGACCACTCGTGGCGCGTCCCATCCTCGTTGTACGCGGGAATCCGACAGCCCGCCCAGTTGGCCGCCAGCGGGTCCTGCGATTGCTGCCATGCCCGGTAAAGCCAGTTCCTGCGGAGTGGCGTCGTGTTGAAGATGCACCGCCCCTCTCTCCCGTGAGAGGTCAAGGTGGGCCGGATCGTCAGCCACGCGCCTTCCTTCATGCGGGCCGCCTCGATCATATAGAGCAAGTCAATCCCGGCGGCTACCAGATGCTCGGGGTGGTCAGCGGACCGGACGTGGATATGAATCCCGCCGGGCATCTCCATCACGTAAGGCTTGGTGTTGATAGTGCGGACGCCCTCATTCCCCGCTACCATCGCCTTGAGATCCGACCAAAGCTCATCCGCCAGCAAGTACGTCGGGAAGACGAACCAGACCACCACTCGCGGGTTCAGTTGCTCCCGTCCGGGTTGCTCTGTCAACTGCTTCGCCTGCTGCAGGGCATCGTGGATGCAGAGCCAGTTCTTCCCCCAGCGCCGGTGGGCAACCAAGACGAAGAAGCGCGCCCCCGCCGCGACCGCCTCCGCAATCAGCTTCAGCACCGCCTTCTGCCCGGCGTGCGGCTGGAGCTTGATCAGCGGACGGCCGCTAGTGGACCGAAGGCTTTTCTCGACCGTCGCGGTCAGTAATCCGTGAGCTGATGGTGTCATCTATGACCTGGACTCGCTCCATTGCGTCATCCCAGCGCTCAGGCGGGACGAAGTCTCTTATCAGGTCGCCGAGTGCTTGGCCTATTTGGGCAAGGGCATGGGCTACGTCGATCTCAACCTCTGTGGTCTGGCGGTCCTTCTGGCCCAGGTGCTGCTTGCCGAGCCATATCTGCATGGTGAAGTTGCCGCCGAGGGCGTTCTCCCATTGAGCCTGACGAAGTGCCATTTTGCGGTTGGCCCGTTCTTTGCTCAGAATCTCCGCAAAACGCGGATCATCTTGTTTGCGTCGGTCAAGGGTATCGACAGAGATGCCGAGGATGTCCGCCATCTCGTTATCCCGGCAGTGGGAGGCCGCAAGGCGGCCGAGCAGCTCGTAATCAATGGCGATCCGAGGTCGGCCGCCCTTGTTTTTCCGCGGTGCCGAAGCACCCGGCGTAGCGGCCTTCTTGGATTTCGTGGTCTTCTTAGGCATGGGAGAGAGTCACGCTCATATCACACCCCCAGCGCCTTTCGCGCGTCTTCGGCTTTACGGTCACAGGCTTCGCAGATGGTGGTGAATAGGTCGCCGTGGAAGAATTCGCGAGAGTTCTCCCTCTCGACTGGGCCCTGCCCTCGCAGGTCCTTGCGGGCCTGGTTGACGATAGCCGCCGCGAGTCTCAAGGCACCGTCCTCGTCTCGAATCCTCATTGCCCTTCCCATCCAGCCATCTGTCGCCCAAAAAGCGAAAGCCGGCCCCTGGGGTCTGGCCCGGTTGATCAGACCGATACAGACCGCAGTTGCCGGCTCGCGCGTTGCCAGCTATCTGCCCTTGGGCGGGCCCCCGTTCACTTGGAACGACGGTGGGTTATATGGCCAAGGGCCGGATTCACGCCGTACTCATGCGACTCTAGCCATCTGGTATTATACCAAGATTCGACCATAAACCCGCCGCCACGACGGATGCTTCAGGTCTGTCTGGCGTCTTCCCGTTTCCGCCGGTTAGGGGATCGCAGGTTTTATATGGGCCTCACCTTTGACATGGCTCGCAACGGCCACCTGGTTCTCACCGTCAATGTGGCTCGCATGGATTCCATGGTCCTCGTTTGTTCTCCGGCTCGCAACGCTGGAATGGGCCTCAGGTGTTGCCTGGCTCGCACCGGGCGTCTGGTTCTCACAGGAAGGTTGGCTCGCATGGCGGGTTCGGTTCTCAGGCAGTCGATGACTCGCACGCGCCCCTTGGTTCTCAAAGGATGCCTAGCTCGCAGCAGCGTTCTGGTTCTCATGACCAACCTGGCTCGCATATGTCTTTTGGTTCTCAAGCGACCCATGGCTCGCATTTCCCATATGGGCTTCAACTCCTACATGGCTCGCACCGCTCCTGTGGTTCTCGGGAACTCAATGGCTCGCAAGCAACTCATGGTTTTCATGCATTGTGTGGCTCGCATACATGGACTGGTTTTCAATACCTTGACGGCTCACAACGGTTGCATGGTTCTCATGCTACCTTGGCTCATTCCATCACGACCGGGATCTCCGTCTGGTGGCCGCCGTGCTCTATCACCCATGGCGAACGCGTGTCCAGCCCTGCCGACTCTCGCGCCATCTGCCAGTAGTGGGCGAAGAACACCTTCGCCACCTTCCGCCGGGCCATCGCGTCAACATGACCGTCGCTGAAGTGCATGATCTCGACCTTCTTCCCGTTGTCGTCTTCCTTCTTCATGTACCGCGGCGGGTCCCAACTCTCCGGGTCTGGGTGTAACCTACGCAGGCGCACCTTCTCCTGCTCGTAGAGTTCCCGGTAGCCGTTCCCCACCATCACGAAGGACTTCGCGGCCTTCCATGCCAGCGTCCGTAGGCGGGGATTCCAGTTCGCCTTCTCTCCCTTCTTGCGTTTGGGGGCCGCGCCGTCCACGACGTGCAGACCCGAATAGGCCCACAGTTTGCTCACGTTGGTGAATTGCGAACAATCACCCGCCCAGGACAGCAGACCGCCCGCGACACAGGGTCCGATGCCCTTGACGCCCTGCAACCACCTCACCCACAACGGTTCGTGCTTGATCTCCGCCTGAATCATGCGCTTGACGGCATCCTCCTGCATCCGCATCTTCACGTCAACGCGGTCGTGCAACTTCTGGACCCAGGCCTCTTCCAGCACGCCCCTGTCATGGGCCGCCCGGATACGGTTCTGTGTGCGGATTCTCAGGTCTTGGATGTCATAGTACGTCTCGACCAGGACTCTTACTGCTTCTCGATTCATGGGTTGTTCCTCGCTTCCCGCAGTTTCTTCCGCGCCTTGCCCGTCACGTAATACCAGTGCTGCCGCGTCATGTCGGGGGGCGGATCGACCTCAAACACACTCCGCCGCAGGCATTCCTTCTCCTCCGCCGTCAGTCCCGCACGCTTCAGGCAGGCCTGCAAGTCCACGATGTCACAGACCCGGTCCTCCCAGCCGTCCAGAACCGTCGATCCGACTGCCGCCAACTGCTCTTGCGGAACGATGGCAGCGTAGGCCGGGATATCCCCCGCCTCCCATCTCAGGCCCGGGACACGAATCAGGTTCCGCCGGTCCCGCAGCCAGTGCATGAACTCCCCACGCACGGTCCGATGCCACCATCTGCGTTGGGCCGCGAGCGTTCTCGTCCGGTCAAGGTGCGGCAGGGCTATGGAAATCATGTAGGCAGTCAACTCCCCCGCCGCGTCCTCGACCTCATCCGTCCTCAGCCCATACGTCTTCTTACACGAACGAACGAAGCCATAGGCGTGGTGCAGGCACTCTTCTGGCTTGTCTGGTGGGACTGGCATGGTTGCCCCTTTGCCCCGTCCTGACTAGGATATGGTGGTTTATGGTGTGGCAACGGGTTTCTTCGGTTTCCGCGGTGCCCGCACACGGTAGTCGGTCAACTCGCCTGCGGCAATCATCTTAGCGGCCCCGGTCCCCCATATGGCCCGACGCCCGCACCTTGAGGACGGGGAGGCCGCGCTCCTCTGCCTGCTGCTTGACGTGGAGGGCGAGGCGATCGCCCTTGCGGGAAGTGTTCACCCCTTCACCTCCTCGGCCTTCACCCGCGCCTCGTGGGCGGCAAGGCGACGAGTCCCGCAGTCCTCTAGCCAATTCTCCAGGCATTGTCTATACTTGGGCGAAAGCAGCAGGTACGTTCCGTTCTCCTTCAGTCGAAGCGCGCAGGCTGTGCGTGGCTCGACTGCGCCCCCGTGCTCCGGCTCAATGATGTCTGTGGTTCCGTTGCCTCGATGGGTAATAGTGAAAAGCCGTCCGCGCCTGATAATGTCTTCGAGTAGAGCAACCGCACCCAAGTGCTCGTGTTGTTCGTCAGCAAGCGTGGACTGTGCAACTTGCAAGTCGGCTTCCGCGGCCTCGGCGCGGGCGGCCTCCTCCTCAAGCTCCTCTTTCAAAGATGCGATCTCGGCTTGTGCCCCTTGCCATTGCGCTATGATCTCGTCTTTCGTACAGGAATCGAAGAAGTCTCCCATCTCACTCACCTCCACTCGAAGGTCTGCCGCCAGAGCTTCGATTGTCGTCGAAGTCTCCCAGGGCGCGGTCGGCATCCAGTAGCGGGCATCGGTCATAGCAGCGTTCGCTGCCCATTGGCCCTATGTTGCAACATCCGGCGCAGTACGTCTTCAGCGCCTCCCTCGCCTTCCCCACCGCGCCCTCCAGTTCAACCACCCGCTTCTCCGCGGCCTCGGCGCGGTCTAGCATCAACTGTGCACATTCTCCCATGCTGAACGCGCTATCGTGGCTCATATGCCTGTCGCGCACACGCGGATGGCTGCACACATCCGTCGATTCTGCGTCTTCTCGGGGAACAAGGAATTTACATATCTGGTTTGCCATCACCCCTCCTCCTCGGCCTTCACCGCCGCGTCGCGGGCGGCATCTTCACACCACGGCCTTACTGCCTTCGAAAGTTCATCTGCGTGCCTTTGTAGTGCTGCATCCAGCCACGCCGAGCGATCTGGTCGAGTTCGTTCGTCGCCCCAAGGCCACGTTTCCCCGTCTTGCTCGATGACCTTGATGAATCGACAATTCTCCCAGGAAATCAGTCGCCCATCCCTCCTCTCGATGTACCAAACCTGACGGGACCCGAGGTCCTCTTCAGGGCATTCGGGGTCGCGCGGAAAGGCAACATCACGAACGGATACCAGTCTTCCCATACGGTCTACGCAAGTAACCTGTCCTCGGCCTGGCCAGGCCTCGCTCGTACTGATCTCGATAACCAAGTCCCCTGGCTCTGGTGTAGATAGCCATTTGTGCAGCCCCATACCGAAGGGCGTTCCATTCAAGGACGCGTCCCAGAGCGCGACAGCTCCCAGCCGAACCAGTTGCTCTGCTTCCGCTAGTTCCTTCTCCGCGGCCTCGGCGCGGGCGGTCTGGGCCTTAAGAGATTCCTCACGCGAAGCGTACATCGGCACCTCATGGCTGCACTCGTAAGCGCAGCACTGCATAGAGTGACGATCGTAGCAGTAGCTCCATGTCATTCTCCCGCACTTCGGGCAGCGTTCCATTCTACTCGCCTCCCAGGACGTTCTGAAGTATACGCATCGCGCGCCCAGATTCGTCGCGCAAGTGTCCGTCCCGCGCCTTCTTGAGCGCATCCCGAAGACCCCATGCGCTAGGCAGTTCCTCTCCGAAATGCTCCCGCAGAACTCCCAGCAACGTGTGTTCCTTCCTCTCCTCCCCGAGCCGTGCAGCCACCTTAGCAAGCGCCTTGCCTTGCTCCTTCGCAATCTCCTCAAGGTCGTGCACATCCACACCCGAGCGACGATACCGCAAGTCACGGACGGCCTTTCCCCTCCACGGCTGGGCAAAGAGCAAGCTCTGCCACTCGAAGGCGGCGAGGTCCACCTGGGCGAGTCGGCCGGCCCGGAGACATCGCCAGGTCTTGCGCTCCGAGTTCCAGACTATCAGCCCTGCCCCGGATGGAACCTCCTTCGGGTCCACGAGTTCCTTTGGCACCGCGAACAGCACCCGATTCGTTACCTCCTGGTATCGCAGCCACTTGCCGCTCCGCATATCACTCTGAAAGTCCGCGCGGCTCACCTTGACCTCATAAGCCGTCAGTTTCGGATTCGTGTAACTCTTCTGCGCCGTCAGTACGTCGGGCACCGGGCAACCACGTTGGAGCATGACAGAGCCGATTGCCACGCCCGTCCAAACGAGGCGACTCGGCTGCCAGAGGTGCGCGGCAAGCGTATCTACCAGTTCGGCGTGCGTCATGCGCTCACTTACCTCCCAGGGCGCGGCGCTCGCGCAGACACCAACCCGTCACCCGCCTCCACCAGCGCGGGACCGCAGGCATCCCACAGGTCGGCCTTGCGCTTCTGTTCGGGCACGGGGCAGGGGACGCAGTCTTCCGGCTCTACGAACTCTACATGGGGTAGGGGACAGGACCGCACCGTCTCTTCCCAAGTAGAACCATCACGCGCTCGGTTCATGTGGATTATCTGCTCCGACCTAATCTTGTGCGGCTCCCCCGCAAACCCACACTCTCGCCAGTTCTCAGCCATTGGTCGGCTCCTTCGGGTCAAAATCAATGCACGGCGGCGGCAGCACCATCTTCCCGCAGCGGGTGCCGTGATGGGTTCGGCATATACAACCCCAATATCCGTCCCTATGCTTGCACTTATTGCAGGGCCGCCACTTCTCAGCCATCGCTCACCGCCAGTTCGCGGGGTTCACCAAACGACGCCTCGCACCCGAAGCAGGGCGGCAGAATGTTTGGATCATCCCCGCAATTTCGCTTCAGTATTTCGTGACACAACGGGCAGATAATCGTGCCCGTCTTCAGTCTCCACGGCCGCACCTTCGGCTTCTCCGGCTCCGGCTCCAGGCGGTGCAGGGCGAGGTGGTAACATCCAGCAGACGAGGGAAGACCGAGTATTTTAGCCAACGACCATGCATGGCTGAAACCCGGCCAGTTTGTCACGGGAACTCCAAGGCACTGCCCGCCCGGCTTATGGAACACAAGCATGTGGACTTCTTCCATCCCATTTCGCGGGGTAGTCGCGACAATCACCTCCACCACCCGCTCCCCCTCGCGCTCCCACTTGGGTTGGTCCTCGGCGGCGTCGGCGCGGCGCTCCTGGTAGCGCCAGCAGTCCTGTACATCAGCCCTCTCGCCCCGATAGTCGCAACTCTCCTCGGTCAGGGCGCATACTTCGACGCCCTCCCCCCGACAGTCCGGCGAGTTCGGCGCGGCACCACAGTTGCAGACCATAGACCAATGGGGACACTCACGCATCTCGCTCACCCCACTGTCTTTCGATTGTTCCGGCTCCGGCTCCAGGCGGCTGATGGCGTAACGACTGCCGCTCCCCCTGTCTCCGAAGACAAAGTGTGCCACGTCGAGGGAAATGAGATGTCCATTCAGTTTCCAGCCGCCATCCTCGTATCGCACCTCCACCACCCGCTCCGCCTGCTTCTGCTCCTCGCGCTCCTTCTCCAGGCTTCTAATCTCCCCGGCCGTATATGCGAGTCTGTGTGCCAGCGCCCGCTGAAGCCTGCCAACTCGCTCCCGCTCCTCCGCAAGGTCGGCGTCCTTCTGCGCGTTGAGTTGGATGAGTTCGGCCACGTCCTGTTGGCACTCCCCATATCGCCGCATCAGCCCATCGCGGTTGCGTTTTACCGCCTCGAAATTCTCCAAGGCCTCGCGCTCCTGCTTGAGTTGCTCCTCGGCAGCGGCGGCGGCTTCCAGCAAATGCGTACCTTGGTGAGATGTGGCTGTGATAGGTCCGGCCCCAACGCAGGCGCGGACCATCCGGATCAACTCCTCGACGGCGTCATTGTCCATCATTTCCTCCTGGCATTGGCTTGAGAATCTTGCTCGCGACCGCGACCGCCTCCGTCGCCGACGTGACGTTCACCACGGCCTTCTCTGGTGCGGCGCCCCCCTCTCGCCGTCGCCGCGCCCGCCGCAGCAGCAGCTCTTCTCGCAACCCCTTGGGTACTAGATTCAGGGTATCGTCAATCATCTTCCGCCACTCCTCGGGCGTCGCCCGCGGGCTCGACTGTTTGGGCGGACCCACCGCGGGCGGCGGACGTCGTCGCCGTTGCCCCGAGCCCTGCTCCGACTCATCCCACCAATGCTTATTGCTCATCGCGCCCCGTCCTTCCATGCCATCGCGAGCCGGCCCAGGATCCGCGTGTAGTGATAGTCGCCGAGAATGGTCTTGAGTGTGGGAGGGTTCTCTCGAAACGCCTTGTCCTCGCCGCTGACGGCCCACTCGATCACCTTGAGAACCTTCTGCCACTCGCCCTCTTCCCGGCATTGCCGCAGCCTACGCTTGAGCTGCGCTCCGTCAGCCGCCCCGTGGATTGGCGGCTTCTCCCCGGTGAGTTTGAGGAATCCCTCGTGATAGGCGGCCATGCACGCTTTGTGCGGGACGCCTGTTATTTCTACTGCAACAGCAACACCAACAGCAACAGCAACAGGAGCGGATAATTTCTCCGCACATTGTCGGAAATTTTCCCGCGATTTCTCGGAAAGTTTTCGGATAACCGGGAGCGGCGGAATAGGGCATTTGGGCCCGCGCTTCGGAAAGTATTTATGCCCCTGGTGGTCCTGGTAGCGCCGTATAGCGAAATATCGCTGCCCGCCATCATGGTATGCAAGCAACGTCTCGTCCGCCACCAATTCTTCGATACGAATGGCTACG